GGTGGTGTAACTGCTAGAATAAAAGTACCTCTTGCATATGCACCTAAAGAAAAGTTTATGGTAAGATTAGATCAACAAGCAAATTTAAATAGTAGAGAATTTGCAACATCTTTACCTCGTATGGGTTTTGAAATTACAGGTCTTAATTATGACCCTACTAGAAAATTAACTCGTGTTCAAAAATATTCACAAGTGAAATCAGGTGAAGATGGTAAGAAAGTAAACTTTAATTATACACCTGTGCCATACAATATTAATTTACAACTATATCTTTTTACAGCAACTGCTGAAGATGGATTACAAATAGTTGAACAGATTTTACCATACTTTCAACCTGACTATACGGTAACGGTAAATATGGTTCCTAATTTAGATATTAAAAGAGATATACCTATTGTATTAGGCAATATTAATTATGAGGATAGTTATGATGGCGATTTTACCACTCGTAGAGCCGTTATATATACTATTAACTTTACTGCTAAAACATACTTGTTTGGTCCTATGAACAATCAAGGTGTTATTAAAAAAACAACAGCAGATTTGGGGACAGATACAGAACCTCAATTAACAAGGGAAGAAAGAGTTGTAATATTACCTAATCCAACAACTGCTGACGCAGATGATGATTTTGGATTTACAACTACAATTAGTTTCTTTAATGATGGTAAGAGATATGATCCATCAAGTGGAAGTGATACGTAATGAATAAACTTGAAGAAAAAGTAAATGAAATATTAGGTGTTGATACACCTACAAATATACAAAAAGAATTTAGTCCTCCTGTTGAAAGAAAAGAAGGTCAATTAGAATTAGCAGTTGAAAAAGATATTAATACAGATTATGATTATAGTAGAGAAAGTTATTATAGTCTAATTGAAAAAGGACAAGAGGCAATACAAGGTATACTTGATATTGCAAAAGAAGGTCAACATCCTAGAGCATACGAAGTTGCAGGACAATTAATTGGTCAAGTAGGACAAACGGTTGACAAGTTACAAGACTTACAGAAAAAATTAAAAGACTTAAAAGAAGTACCTAATAAAACAAATGCCAATATAAAAAATGCTTTATTTGTAGGTTCAACAACTGAACTACAAAAGATGTTAAATAAAAAAACTATTGAAACAAATAGTGAGAGGAAAAGTGAAAATGAAAAATTTGAAGGTAAAGACATCACACCCAAATAACACTTTTAAAACTCTTATAAGTAATAATAAGGAGTTTTAAATGATTGAAGTTAGAGAAATTGATTTACTCATAGCAAAGAGTTATCTAAAAGAAAAAGGTTTTGACGATAACAAAATCACAAATGAATTACAAAGACTAGAATTAGAATTAAATCATAGCATACAATTAAAAAACAAAGAAGGTCAAGTAGTAAAAGGACCTATATTTTATAAATTTAAAATAGGTGCTATTCGTTGGTTAGGTGCTTTTAATGGTAATAGATTAGTTGGCATACATTATCATTCCTCAAATTATCACGCCAATGATTTTCAAAGTGAATTAAAAGACATTATGGATGGTAATTTATACGCAGATGATGAAGAAGTCGCTATAGCATTAGATAACAAATTTAAAGAAATAATTGAAGATAAGTTTGAAGTTAATTATTCATATTCATTTCCACAAGATCAATTTGATTTAGAATTTAGAAAAAAATTAGGATATACCGTTTGGGCAAGTGCTAACATACGAGGAGGTACTTTATATTACTTAAAAAGACTTCCTGGTTTTAAACCCATATCTCCTGAAGAAGAAAAAGCAAAAAAAATAGCTAAATTAAAAAAACAATTGGAGGAATTAAATGCTTGAAGAACATAAGTTTCCATTAGAAAGTTTTATAGGAGGTTGGTATATAAATCCAAATGTATGTTCTGCTCTTATAGATTTATTTCAAAAAAATTCACAACTTCATAAAGAAGGTGTTATCGGTGGTCCATATAATGTTAATAAAGAAAACAAAGACTCTATTGATCTTGGAATACATCCTGATTATACAGACCCAGCGTTTATGGAATATAAAAAAATGTTAAAACAATGTGCTGGATTATACGAAAAAAAATATCCTGAAGTAAAAAATTTTAATCCTTGGGGAATGAATGAAGGTGCTAATATACAATATTATAAACCTGGTGCAGGTTATTTTGCTGAACATTGTGAAAGAACATCTAAAAATGAAAATCGTTGTCTTGTATGGATGACATATTTGACAGATACACCTGACGCAGGTACACATTTTAAATATCAAAATATAACAGCACCTTGTAAAAAAGGTTTAACTTTAATTTGGCCAACAGATTTTACACATACTCATAGTGGACAAATATCTGAAACACACGAGAAATATATTATAACAGGTTGGTTTGGATATGAAAAATCACTTTGGGAAGATGATCCTAGAAATGCTAAAGGCACAAACGTAATAGATAATCAACATTTTTAATGGCAATAACAGACGCATATTTAGGTAACCCTAATTTAAAGAAAGTTAACACACCAGTTAGTTTTACTAAAGAACAAATAGTAGAATATCAAAAGTGTGCTAATGATCCTATATATTTTATGGAAACCTATATGCAAATTGTTTCCTTAGATGAAGGACTTGTTCCTTTTAAAATGTATGACTTTCAAAAGAAGATAGTTAATACTATTCATAATAACAGATTTACAATTTGCAAATTACCTAGACAATCAGGTAAATCAACTACAACGGTTGCTTACTTAATGCACTATGCAATGTTTAATCCAAATACAAATGTTGCTATACTTGCCAATAAATCTTCTACTGCTAGAGATATATTAGGAAGACTTCAACTTGCATATGAAAATTTACCAAAATGGATGCAACAAGGTGTTATCAATTGGAACAAAGGTAATATAGAATTAGAAAACAAATCAACTATTGTTGCCGCTGCTACATCTTCAAGTGCTATTAGGGGTGGTTCATATAATATAATATTCCTTGATGAGTTTGCTTTCGTACCTACAAACATTGCTGAAATGTTTTTTAGTTCCGTTTATCCTACAATATCTTCAGGACAAAAAACAAAAATGATTATAGTATCAACACCTTATGGTATGAATCAATTTTATAAATTATGGATAGACGCAATAAAGAAAAGAAACGATTACATACCTATTGATGTACATTGGTCAGAGGTACCAGGTAGAGATGATGAGTGGAAAGAACAAACAATTAGAAATACATCACCTGAGCAATTTCAACAAGAGTTTGAGTGTGAGTTTTTAGGTTCTGTAAATACACTTATTAGTCCTTCTAAAATTAAATCTCTAGTTTATGATACACCTAAAAGATCAAAACAAAGTGTAGAACAATTTGAAGAACCTATTAAAGGTCGTACATATGTTGTAACCGTAGATGTCGCAAGAGGTGTAGATAAAGATTACTCGGCGTTTGTTGTATTTGATGTAACTAAAATGCCATTTAGAGTAGTTGCAATATATAAAAATAATGAGGTAAAACCTTTTGTATTTCCTAATATTATATCTGAAATTGCAAAAAGATATAATCAAGCACACATATTAACTGAAGTAAACGATATAGGTCAACAAATAGCAGAAGCACTACAATATGAGATAGAATATCCTAATGTATTAATGTGTACTCAAAAAGGTCGTGCTGGTCAAATATTAGGTGCTATGTATAGTGGTCGTGGTTCATCTCTAGGTGTTCGTATGACAAAACAGATTAAACGAGTAGGATGTGCCAATTTAAAGACATTAATTGAAGGAGATAAGTTAATTATTAACTCTTTCAAAATCATAGAGGAAATGTCAACTTTTGCTAAAAGAGGTCAATCCTGGCAGGCTGAGGACGGTAGCAATGATGATTTGATGATGTGCTTAGTTATCTTTGGTTGGGTATCAAACCAAGGATACTTCAAAGAATTGACTAATCAAAATGCTCGTATGCAAATGTATGCTGAACAACAAAATTTGATAGAACAAGATATGGCACCGTTTGGTTTTGTAGATGACGGTGTTAATACTGAAGAAAATGAAGAAACAATAGACGAATATGGAGATAGATGGATACCTGTGGTGCGTAAAAACCATTAGGTTCGTGTTTATTATAAATATCAGTAAGAATGAAATTTAACTATGGGCGTATGAATAATACGAGTTTTGAATAAAATGACAACTAAATTAGCTAATTAGAGGAGAATAACTTATGGCATTTCAAGTATCACCTGGTGTTCTCGTACAGGAAAGAGATTTAACAAGAATCATTCCTGCAGTATCAACTTCAATCGGTGCAGTTGCTGGACAATTCAGCAAAGGTCCGTTAGATGAGATAGTTTCTATTTCTAGTGAACAAGAACTTGTAGATACGTTTGGTAAACCTGATAGTACAAACTTTGAGTATTTTTTCAGCGCTGCTAACTTCTTACAATATTCTAACTCATTAAGAGTAGTACGAGCTACCCAAACAAGTTTAGTCAACGCTACCGCTGGTGGCTCTGGTTTGCTTGTAAAAAATAAACAAGACTACGAAGATAATTACTCAACTGGACAAGGTTCAGTAGGTACTTTTGCTGCTAGATCAGCAGGTGCTTGGGGTAATAGTCTTTCAGTAGCAACTTGTCCAAGTGCTAACGCATTTGAACAAACAACAACTACATCTCAACAAGTAGATGGAGGCGCTTCTGTTGGTGCAACTACAATAACGGTTGACTCAGACGCAACAAGTTACCTTAATATCGGAGACGTTATTGAGTTTTCTTCAACTGCTTCAGGTGTAGATTTTACTACTGGTGAAAAATATAGAGTAACTAACCTTACTTCAACGGTCGTAACAATTGTACAACATCCTAGAGGCGAAGGCGGTTTAATAACTGCTGTTGTAGATAACGCAAGAATCAAAAGAAAATGGAGATACGCAGATCAAGTTGATGGCGCTCCAGGAACTTCTGCTTGGACTTCTACAAGATCAGGTTCTGGCGATGAAATACACGTAGTTGTAATAGATGAAGACGGAGGAGTTTCAGGAGTACCTGGAACGGTTTTAGAATCTTATTCTAAATTATCAAAAGCTTCAGACGCAAAATCACCACAAGGAGATGTTAACTACTATCCAAGTGTAATTAGTAACAAATCTAGTTACGTATTTTGGATGGATCATAACACTTCTGGAACCAATTGGGGTAACGCAGCCGCAGGAACAACATTTACTGCTGTTGATGTACCTACAAGTGAATCATTATCTGGCGGAGTAGATGGTTCTGCTGCTACTGACGGTCAATTAAAAACTGCTTACGAGAAGTTTAATGACGCCGACACGGTAGATGTAGGATTATTAATCGCTGGACCAAGTGGTTCTGCTTCACACGTTGAAAGTATGATTACAATTGCAGAAAATAGAAAAGACGTAGTTGTATTCGCTTCACCGCAAAGAAGTGATGTGGTTAATGTATCAAACTCAAATACACAAACAAGTAATGTAACTAGTTTCTTTGATGGAATTAGATCATCTTCTTATGTTGTATTTGATAGTGGTTACAAATATTGCTACGATAGATACAATGATGTGTACAGATATGTACCATTAAACGGAGACATTGCTGGATTGGCTGCTAGAACAGACATATTAGCGGATTCTTGGTTCTCACCTGCAGGATTAAACCGAGGTGTGATTAGAGGCGCTGCTAAATTAGCATATAATCCTACAAAATCACAAAGAGATGATCTTTACACAAGTAGAGTAAATCCAGTTGCAACTTTCTCAGGACAAGGAACAATCTTGTTTGGAGATAAAACTGGTTTATCATCACCGAGTGCTTTTGATAGAATCAATGTTAGACGATTGTTCATCACTTTAGAGAAGGCAGTATCAACTGCTTCTAAATTCCAACTCTTTGAATTTAATGACGAATTTACAAGAGCGAACTTTAGAAACATTGTAGAACCTTTTTTAAGAGAAGTACAAGGTAGACGTGGTATCACAGACTTTTTAGTAGTGTGTGATGAAACTAACAACACAGGCGAAGTAATTGATAGAAATGAATTTGTTGCAGAAATTTTTGTAAAACCTGCAAGAAGTATCAACTTTATCACATTATCTTTTGTCGCAACCAGAACTGGCGTTTCTTTTGAAGAAGTCGCTGGGTAATTAGTAGAGGAGAAAAAATAAAATGGCAAACATAAATGACTTCAAAGCTAAACTTGCTGGTGGTGGCGCAAGAGCCAATCAGTTTAAGGTAACTATGCCTTTTCCTGGTTACGCACAAGTTGGTGGAGAAATAGAAGACTTAGCGTTTCTATGTACAAGTACAACAATACCTGCTATGACGGTAGGTAATGTTAATGTTCCTTTTAGAGGTAGACAGATCAAAGTTGCAGGTGATAGAACATTTGCAGATTGGTCTATTACGGTTCTTAACGATACAAACTTTAAGTTAAGAAATGCTTTTGAAAGATGGCAAAATGGTATCAACAATATGTCAGACAACGAAGGATTATCAAATCCTGTTGACTATCAAGTTGACGCTTTTGTTGACCAATTGGACAGAAACGGTAATACATTAAAATCTTATACTTTAAGAGGCGCTTATCCTGTGGATATAGCGGCTATTGATTTGAATTTTGCAACGAATGACGAAGTTGAAACATTTGGTGTAACTTTCCAATATCAATATTTTGAAACAAACACTACTACATAGTAGATAAATTTAAAGGGCGCCGTCAAAAGCGCCCTTTTAAAACTATTATAAGTATTAGGAGAAACAAAGGATAAATTATGGCAGAGTTATTTGGTTTTAATATAACTAGAGTTAAACCACAAACAGATCCAAAACAACAATTCAGTCAACCTCAAGCGGAAGACGGCACACAGGTAGTTGCCGCTGGTGGTTTCTTTGGTAGTTACCTTGATATGGAAGGTACTGCTAAAACTGAGCAGGACTTAATTAGAAGATATAGAGAAATTGCTTTACATCCAGAATGTGATATGGCAATTGAGGATATTGTTAATGAGGCAATTACTTCTAATGAAAATAGACAATCTGTAAAAGTTGTAACTGATGGTTTAGAATATTCTTCAGCTATTAAACAAAAAATAGAACAAGAATTTGCTGAAGTATTAAGACTATTACAATTTAACACAAGAGGACACGACCTCTTTAGAAGATGGTATGTTGATGGAAGAATCTTTTTCCAAAAGGTTATTGACGCTGAAAACACAAAGAACGGTATAACAGAATTAAAGTACCTTGATCCTAGAAAGATTAAGAAGATTAGAGAAGTTAGAAAGAGAAGACCTGAAGGTATGGTTTCTCCTACTAACATTAATATTGCAGACGAAACGGTAGAATATTTTGTATATAATGAAAGAGGTATACAAGGCGCCGCTGCTATTCAAGGAATTAAAATTGCACCTGACACAATTGCATTTTGTCCATCAGGTGTTATAGATCAAAATAAAAATGGTTTAGTTATGTCTTATTTACATAAGGCAATTAAACCTGTCAATCAATTAAGAATGATTGAAGACGCTGCTGTTATATACAGAATAGCAAGAGCACCTGAAAGAAGAATGTTCAAAATTGATGTAGGTAATTTACCTAAAGCAAAAGCAGAACAATATTTAAGAGATGTTATGGCAAGATACAGAAACAAACTTGTCTATGACGCTTCTACTGGTGAGATTAGAGATGATCGAAAACATATGTCTATGCTTGAAGATTTTTGGTTACCTCGTAGAGAAGGTGCAAAAGGTACTGAAGTTTCTACACTTGCAGG